GCAGTCGGTCTAACTCCGCGACCGCCGTGGCGTAGTCTCGGCTGGCTCGCTCTTGGGCGGTGAGGTTCGCCTCGACGATCTGCCCGGCGCGTGCCGTAAGTGCCGCACGCTCCTGCTCGGCCTGTGCCGCCTGCCTATTGAGGCCGAGCGCATCTGTTGACGCCCTGTTGTACGTCTCCAGCGAGATGGCGTTCGCGTCGAATAGTTCGTCGAGCCTCGCGAGCGTTGCGGCCCGCTTTTCTTCTGCGGTCGCGTACCGTGCCGAAATCTGTGCGCCTTCCTGCACCGTTTGCAGTCGCTTGGCTTCGGCGGCTTCGGCGGCGGCGTTTGCGCCGGACGCCTCCGCGACGGCGCGAGCGTGCGTCTCCTCGCTGATGGTGCTTGCCGCCAGCAACGCGTCGAGTCGCTCAAGTTGAACCGCACGCTTTTCTTGGTCGGTCTGAACGGACGCGGTGATTGCCGCACCTTCGGCGACCGCCTTCGCCCGCTCGCGTTCGGCAGCGGCAGTCGCGGCGGCGGCGGCGGCGGCGGCACCGCTCGCTTGCTCAACTGCGCGGGCGTACGTCTCCTCGCTGATAGCACCCGCCTGCCGAAGCGAGGTGAGGTTTGCGAGTTGCCTCGCCCGCTTCTCCTCGGCGGTCGCCACCGACTCGGTGAGCCTCGCGCCTTCCGCGAACGCTGCCGCCTGCTGCTGTGCCGCCTGCGTGATGGCGTTGAGTTCGGTGGCGTACTGCTCGGCCGACACCTGCCCCGTCTTGAGGGCACTGTTCAGAAACGCGATGTCGGTCGCGACTTGTTGCTGCGCGGTGGCGGCTGAACTGCTCGACCCAGCAAACGCATCGAACAGCCTCGCGGCACCGGACGCCTGCTTGCCGAGGTTTTGAAGAACGCGATCAACCTGCGACAGACCCTTGGTCATGCCACTGGCGCTGGCCGTGAACTGCACGCCGAGTCCGATTGCGTTCGCCATTATTCAGCCAAGTCCTTCGCCATTCGCTCAAGGTTTTCCCGTATCTGAATTTCGTGCTGCGGTGCCTCCTGCACGGGAACGAAATCGGCAGACTTCGGCGTACGGCCGCGAGGGCAGTACGGCGCGAGGCTGGCACTCGCCAGCAAGCCGGTCTGCCGCCACTCGTCGGGCAGCGGGTGGTAGTGGCGATGTATGGCGATCCATTCCGCGAACTCCCTGCTGTCCATGTCGCGACACAACTCCGCGACCGTCTTTTTCAAATGACCCGCCAGACGGAACAGGAATACTCGCGTCGGGCGGATTGCTAGTTTTTTGCCAGTTCCTCAACGTCCTTGTCGGTGAGGGCGTTATGCTCCATCGCACGCTGCCACACGCGAGCCATCACCTTCGCGGACTTCCTCGCGAACTTCTCGATCTCGGCGTCGGAGAACAGCCGCTCGCCCTTCTCGTCGCACAGGCACTTCGCGAGGAACTTCGTGCGGAAGTTCTCGACGCCTTTGCTCTTGTTCAGCACCCAGTCGTTTTCGTAGGCGTCGCGCTCGCCGCAGGTCATCACGCGAATGAACACGCTCCCGCCCCACTCCTTCACTTCGACTTCGAGGAGGCCGAGGTCGTCCGCAGCAAGAATTTGATCCTTCGTCAGTGACATTTTTCACCCATCTAAAAGTTGAAACGTGGCCGAATACTTTGTCACGTCGTTCACAGCGGCCGACTGCGACGACGACACGCAGATTGCCATCTGTGTCAAGGAGATCCCGCCGCCAGACGCAGAGAGCGTCCCGCGTCTGCCGTAGGCGTATGGCTGACCGCCAAGCATCTCCACGGTCACACTGCCGAGTTCGTTCGTCCACACGCCGCCGCGAGACTTCGGCAATCCACCACCGTACTCGATGGAGATGCTCGTCACCTGCGTTGCGGAAACACCATCGAAACGAAACGACGCACCTTGCGAGTAGACAGCCACGGAAGCCTCCGTAGCGGACTAGACGCGGGCAACGCGGAACGTCGCCTGCCCCTTGATGACGTCGTTCACGGCCAGCGTCACGGACGAACTCTGCACGGTCGCCGCGGCACTGAGCGACAGCCCGCCGCTGATAGCGAGGGTGCCGGTCGAGCCGTCGGTGATCGGAGTCGTGCCGAGGTATTCGATGCTGACCTCGCGGCCCGTATCCGTTGCCGATCCCTTGAGCGGTCGATCCATCGTCAGCACGTTTGAGCCAGTGGATTGGCCGAGGTGCGAGATGTCGATGGTGTCGTCGCCGCCGACGTTGTTCATCGAGTACGTGATGCTCGTCACCGTATAGTTGGTACCGGCGAACGTGAACGTCGTGCCCTGACCGTGGGATGCCATGTGCTAATTCTCCAGCCAGAAAATGTCGTACTCTTGTCGGACGGTATACAGCGAGTTCTCGGCCCCATCGACGTCGACCAGATCGTCGGACTCGTCTTCGAGGGTCGCCTGCCGTACTTCTGTATTGTCGAGACTTCCGGTGTACCCATCCAGAACCTTTCGGCACTTGTCTGCGAGATCGCGGGCGGCGTTGTAGGTCGTCGCGTAGACGTACAACTCCATGGTCACGTTCGGGAGGCCCGACGGCCCGCCCAGCGTCGCGGTGCGTGTGATCCCTGCCCGCCGCCAGATGAGGAGCGGGAACTGGATCGGCGTCGGGCCGACGTACCGCAGCGGGTAAATCCTGCCTGAAATCAACGCCTGCACGGCTTGGTTCGCGACCAGTGCGTTGCGGAGGACTGCCTCGGGAGATTTCAGCGACATTAGAACGGTCCCTGCGTTGCCTTGACCTGTGCCGCCAGTTCCTTCGCCGCCCGCTCAAACGACAGCGCCAGTTCCTTGACGAGCAGCGACTCGACGCGGGAGCGGGTTTGCTCCCACGCCGTGCGAACCGGAGGCCGCTTCGTGGAGCCGCCGACCGGCATTTTGCCCGTGGGCACCCGCAGGCCGTTCGCAGTCTTGCGGTACCGCTCCCGCGTACCGAACTCGACGAGGCCTTGGTGGTAGCCGAGTTTGCGGTCGTCGAACGGCTCGTTCATTTTGCGGCCACTACGGAAGCCGACGATGGCGATGCCCGTGCCCTGCCGCTTATACAACTTGGTCTTCACGGCGATGGCACGCCGCAGGTTGCCGGTCTTGCCTCGCGGCGTCGTCGAGCGGAGTGCCTGCCGCGTGCCGCCTTGCTCGGCGGCTCGCCTGAGGCCTGCCGCCATGTGCTTTGCGGCGAGGTTGCTCGGCAGCATCTGGAACTGATTGCGTGCCCGCTCAAGGCCGGGCACCTGCATCGTGACGCGGATGCCCGTCTCAGCCATTGTTCTTCTCCACACAGATCGCTTCGTGTTCGCTGCGGTTGCCGTGTTCGAGCAGGCTCGCGATGTCAAGCGTCCGGTTTCGCCACGCGAACCGCATCTGCTGCGTCAGCCCCGGCAGGTACCGCATACGGACGCGGTGCGTGATCTCGACGTTCTGCTGCCCTGCGAGCAGTGACTCACGGGCCGACACGCCCTCGACGCTTGCCCACACGGCCGACGAGTTCGACCACGCCAGCACCGTCTCGCCAAGGGCATTGGTCGTGCCGCTCGCGACCTGCACCGTGACCCGCTCGCGAAGCGTGCCGGGGTCAATCATGCGTACGACCCCCAGCGTGCGGAGTCGAGCAGTGCCTTCACGCCGAACGGAACCTCGGTCAACGCTGCGGCGTCTGCCGCCATACGACGCTCGTACCACACGCCGACGAGCATGAGAATCGCGTTGCGGACGCTCTGCGGGACGCTGCCGCCGTCGGATCCTCGCCCTGCCCACCACGACACCGTGACGGAGTTGTAGTCCTCAAGGTAGGCGGGCCACGAGCCTCCGTAGAGCGGGCGCAGGGCACCGGGGCGGCTGTCCCGGTCGACGCGGTAGGCGGTCGTCGAGAGGGTCGCGGTCTGCCCGTTTTCGTTGAGTGTGTAGGTGAGCGTGATCGCGGTCGTCGTTCCAGCGGTCGCCATCGGTGGCTTCGGCATCGTGATTTCTGGCGGGAACCCGTCGAGCCGCATGACGAGTTGCTGGTGAACCAGAGCCTCGTCCATGTAGGCCTCGACCCACTGCCGCGCAGCCACGATCAGCGACGACACGTAGGCATCGTCGGCGGTGCCGTCGATGCGGCAGTGCTGCTTCGCCTCGGAGAGCGTCACTGGCTCAACCGCTGGCGGGGTTGCGACCTTGAGGCTGCGGAAGTTCATGCCTTGCCCTCTGGACTTTGCGTGGCGTGTGGTCTGCTGTCTCGGCGACCGGATCGACGGCGGCTGTCTCGATCAAGTCCACCTGCTGCTCGCGGATCGCACGCCCGTCCGCGATGAGCCTTGCGGCCACCGCGTCGTCGCACTCGACGACGTCGTTCACGCGATACGTGCTGTAGTTCTTCTGCAATCTTATTTTCACGATTGAGGCAGGCTCCATGCAGAGTCGGGCCGCTTGCCCGCCGAGGTGAAATCCGTCGTCCACTGGAACACCGGCTTGCCGAGGTCTTTGCCCGGCCACGTTACGACGTACTCGCCGTGCCCCAGCACGACGCGAGGAGTGACATAGACGCGGTTGCCGCTATCGCGCCAGTTCCGCCAGAACCAGATGTCGTCGTCGGTGCGGCCTTCGTTCCACGAATTGTCGGGGCCGGGCTTGCTCCAGAACCACGGCTTTTTGCACCGCTTGAGGGCTGCGGTCGAGATGACAGTGAGGCCGAAGTGTGCGCTGTCAACTTCCTGCACCGGCTCGGCGAACCATGATGTCGGCACCGAGGTGGTGCCGCCGTCGGGCTTGTTGTCGAGCGTGCCCTTCAACGTTAGCATCGGCCTGCCGTCCTCGCGTTTCGTCTGCAAGCCGGTCAGGGCGTCGCACTGAAACGTGAGGGCGAGGGCGAACAAATGCTCCACGTCCTCGCGGGTAAAAAATGTGTCGTAGTCGATGCAGAGCAGGTACTCAGCCTTGTCGATCCACTGCTCCATGACCCGCGTGTTGACCTGACTCCAGAACGCGCCGGTGCCCATTGTGGGGCGAATCCCGAGCGGCATGAGTGCCTGTGCCCACGCGAAGTGATTGGCGGTGAACGACAGCCGGGGCATCGACAGGATTGCCTCGACGCGAACGTCAGCCTCAGTCTGCCCGACACGGACGATCATGCGGTGTCCTCAAAAAGCGAAGCGGCTGGCGGCGGGAAAATCCCACTGCCAGCCGCTCACTGTGATCGCTCTGTCAAGCGTCAGGCGCTCGCCACGACCTGCACGCCAGCCTGCGAGGCCGACACCACGCCTTCGGCCGCACGGCCCAGCCGCACCACCGTCGCCACGACGCTCGCGGCCACCGGGGTCGCAGACACCTTGAGGTACCGCTTCTGGCCGCTGAGTTCGAGGTTCAGCCGCACGACGTTGGAGTCGGCAGTCCTGCTGCCGCTCGTCGGAATCGCGAAGCCGCCCGTGCCGTTGCCGACGAGGGCGTCGATGTTCGTGAAGCCGCTGCCGCTGGCATCGGACTCCTCGACCTTGAGCGCTGTGCAGATTGCATCGGTCGTAGCCGCAGAAGGCTCGAACACAACGTCGATGGACGCGTAGCCGAAGCCAAGCGTGTCGATGGTGTGGCTCGCCGTCTGCGAGGTCGTCGTGTCGCCGGTGCCGATCTTGGCCACCGTCTTGGTGTTGGCGAGGTGAAGCATTGGGTCAGGTTCTCCTTGTAGTTCTAGGATTAGGCGGCGAACTTGAGGGCGACGAGCGGACCGGCCTTCGACGTACCGCCGAGGTCATGGGCGAGGATAGCCACGCGACTGGTTGCGAACGTGAGGGTTTGGTCATATTCGACGAACCGGCTGGTGTCGGTCTTGATTGTCACGGCACGCCGCTCGCCGAAGGTCGCGGCCTGCGAGAGATCGCCGAACAGGCACGCCACGCCGCTCGCCGTGCCGGTCAGGCGGCTTTCGAGCGAGTGGACGAGACGCACCGGGTATCCGAGGAACGACTCGGCGAAGCCGCCAGCGATGTCGCCCTTGCCGTTGCCGCCAGCGGCGGTCATCAACCGCAGCATGGACGAGCCCCAGCCAGCGGGCGAGATGTACCATGCGGCACCACGACGAGCGTAGAGCGGCAGGCGAGCGACGCACCCGGTGAAGTCGTTGAGGGTGAGGTCAACGAACACGTCGTTGTTCGTTGCAGCGTTCACGACAGACGCTGAGTGCGTGCCGTCGTTGATCGCCGTCGCCACGCCCACGACACCGTGGTGCAGGCTCGACCCGTCGCCAACGAAGCCCGCGTTGTCGAAGGCCTCGGCGAACGACTGAGCCGTCTCGACGGCCATCGCATCGGCGAGGTCGATGATCGAATCTTCGAGCAGCGAGTTCGGGATGCGGTTGTCGATGCCCCAAATCTTCGCGACGAGTTGCACGTTGTCGAACGTCACGTCGCTGGTCGCTGGCGCGGCGTTCTCGCCGATGGGGCGAGCCGACAGACCACCCGTGCGGCGGGCGATGACGAGCGTGTCGCTGTTCATCGACACCCGGCGGGCGTACTGAGGGAACGAACCGAATTCCTCGACCAGACGAATGATCTCGGACGACATCTCATCACTGACAAGATAGCCGCCGAGCGAGTTGATACCGCCAGCCTGCGCACGGCTTTCGACGCCGTGGTCGCGGCACCACCGACGGGCCTCTTCGTCGCCGAGGACGTAGCCCTTGAGGTGCATCCCAGCACGGTATGCACGCTCTTCGGCGTTCGGGCCGACGAAGGCCTTGAGCCGACCAGTGGCACGCGGGATGGCGAAGTTGCGGTTTTCCACGGTGTTCTCCTTGACCTCGGGGGCTTCGATCTTCTCGACGGCCTTGGCTGGAGCGGCACGCTCCAGCACGGCACGCAGTTCGACTTGCTTCGCAGCGACGCGCTGGAGGAACTCGACCTGCTCGCGAATCTTCTCGGCACGCTGTTCGAGACTGCGGAGGCTGGCCTCCTGCTCCTCGGTCATCGCGGGCGCGTCGCCTTCGGCGGGCGACTCCGACATGGCTTCCATTTCGGCGACCACGGCGGCGAGTTCATCGAGCAGTTTCTTGATCTTGTCCACGTGCGTCGCTCCTTGTTCGGGGTGGGGCGGTTGCTGCCGCCCACTCCTTCGAACTTAGAACGCACCGCCACCACCCATCCAGACAAACTGCGGCGTCGTTTACTAACTAGGAAACGAGCGGCGGCGGATGCTGTCCGCTGGCACGATGCTCTTTGCGGTTGCTCCGCAGCACGGGCAGCGGAGGTATCGTGTCTGGTACTCGCCTCGCGATTGGCTCGACACGACGCCGAGCCGCCCGCGTCGGCAGCGGTCGCAAACGTCTCCTGACTTAGCGGCCATGCGTGCGCAGGAACTCCTTGATTTCGCCAACCTTGGCGGCGGTGGCGGTGGCCTTCGCAATCGCGCGCGACTGCTGCTGGAGGAACTGGTCGTACGACCGCTGTGCGACCGCCACGTCTGCGTCGGGGTACGCAGGAAACGTGACCGGGCCTACGTCGATCAGCGAGTCGACGCGGGTGATTGTCCGAATACTGCGTCCGTCCTCGACGCTCCACGACTCGCCGCCCGGCGCAATCTGGAACGAGAACGACGAGCCCTTCACGATCCCCGCTTCGATGTTGCTGGCGAGATCGCGGCCGTAGGTCGTGTCGGGCACGCGGAACTCGTACCGCAGGCCAATCTCGTCGACGTTCATCCGCAGCGTGCCGGGGTAGCGGGCGAGCGGGTAGTTCGCGTCGTGGTTCCACAGTGCCCGCGTTTCGAGGGGCCGCTTGCGACCGCGACGCTCCGCGACAATGGAGAACGCACCGGGGTCCAGCCGCTCCACGAAATCGCCGAGGTCGAGTGAATTGACGCCGAACTTGGCGGCATAGCCGACAATCCACCGCGACTCGTCGGAGCCTTCCTCGGCCCGCGACTCGACGCGGAGCAGGGGGAGGTCGGCGGACTCTTCTTCGTAGAAACTGCGTCGCTCGATCATGCTTCGGTTCTCCTTGTCTGCGGCTTCCAGTTGCTCGACCAGTTTGCGGCTCCATGCCCAGCCGGGGTCGCTGCCCCACAAGGCCCACGCGATTCGACCGTTGGACGGGAACCCGTCCTCGCCGGGGCTCCAGCCTTTGCCTTGCTTGTCGACTTCGTGGCGGTCGAAATAGGCCTTCATGCGGCGAGCGGTGTCGGGGCTGATCGTCGTGCCGTTCGACAGGTCGCGGGCACGCGCGATGCCGACCGCCGTGCCGCCACGGCCAAACTCGCTTCGCCAGTCCAGCCCCTTCTGTGCTTCCTCTCGGACGCCAGCCGGTGGCGTGAAGTCGATATGGTCGTACTTACCCGCCACGCTTCCGCCTCCGTGACTTCGCGCTGCGGGCCTGTGGCGGGGCGTCGGCCTTCGTGGCGTCGGCGACCTTGACGGCTTGCTGGCCGACGAACTCGCCGCCTTCCCACACGCTGACGAGCATCGCCGGGTCGTCGGCGGTCGCGGTCATTTCCACGTCGCCGAGGTTCAGCACGCCTTCGGTCATCACGTGGTCGACGCGGCCGACGAGGCCGCTGCCAAAAGTCACCCAGTCGCCTTCGGCTACGGTGCCGGGAGCCGCCCGCTGCGGCACGGGTAAAGGTGCTGCTTGCGTTGGCTGCGGGGCGTTCTCGTTCACGCCAGCAAGAATCGCTGTGATCTGCTGCGCGTTGATACTTGGGAAAGACGCTGCAATGAGTGCCGCAGCCCCGTCCTTCGTAATGAGGCCCGCAGGGACTTGCGAGACAATCGCGATGAGGCCTGTGATCTGCGCCCCGTTGAGCGACACGTCGGCGACCTGCGGAGCCGCAGGCTCCGCGTCGACGCCACCGGCGACAGCCTGCCCGTCGATGCCGCTGCCGGGCTGCTGTTGTGCCAGCACGTCGGCGGCGGTCGGGTCGGCACCGAGCGTGCCCATGTTGAGTGGGCGATACCGCTGGTCGCCGCCTTCGACCGGGTTGCGGTCTTCTAGTTCCAAGATGTCATTCGTGGAAAGTGCGCCGATGTCCCACATAGCGCGGTAGTACGACGCCCGCGACGAGGCGTCGCCGCGAAGCAGGCCGCGCACGTCGAACGAAATCTGGTAGCGGTCGCGTGTCTCGTCGTCGGGCATGAGGTCGCGGCCGAACGCTGACTCGAACCTCCTCAACCACGGCAGGATGGTGTGCTGCACGAAGTCGAGGCCCGCCTGCTCGACGGAGCCATACGGGCCAGCCAGCACGCCAAGCAGGTGCATAGGTACCCGAAAGAGTCGTGCGATCTCAGCCAACTGATACGACCGCAATTCCAAAAATTGCGACTCGCTGTTGCTGGCGTAGGGGATTTCGAACGGCTTGAGGCCACCCGTGAGGACTGCCGTTTCGAAGGCGTTGTGCGGCCCGCGGTGCTTGCGGTTCCAGCCGTCCGCGAGTTCCTTCCTCGCAGTCGAGTCGAGGTTGTTGTCGGTCGAGAGGATGAAACCGGGACGCGCCCCGGCACCGAAGAACCTCGCCCCGTGGACTTCGCAGGCCCGTGCCAGCGCGACCGCCTCGCGGCACTCCTCGACGATGCTCATGCCGTGAACGCCGTCGTCGCTCGGTCCGCGAACGTGGAGAATTTGCTCGTCGTTGTAGACGGTCTGCTTCCCCTTCGCCTCGCGGTAGGTGTACCGCAGCCGCCCGTTCTCCAGCGTCTCGACTTTCATGCGGCTCGGGTGCAGCGGCACGATCTGGTCGATGGCACCGGACGGGCCGGGCACCAACTCCGAGAAGGCGTCGCCCCACAGACCGACGTGAAACACCGCCTGCTCCCGCCACTCGAAACTCGTCTGCCATGAGTTCGGCTGCGAGTGCAGTTTGCGGTAGAGGGGCAGTTCCTTTGCCTGCCGCTTGCCGCCGCCGTCCAGCCGCTCGAGGACGTGGAGCGGGAGGCTGGCGACCGTCTCGCCAAGGATGCGGAGACAGGCGAACACCGCCGCGACCGCCGTTGCGTTCTCCGCAGTGATGCGGACTCCCGCCGGGCTGCGGCTCCCGCCGTCGTCGCCGTCCCACGAACGCTCCTCGCCGGGGAGCCACAGAATTCGGTGCTGCAAGTTGGGTGCGATCATATCCAGAAGATTTCGGGGGTCTTGGTTGGCGTCTGCTCGTTGCCCAGCCAGCACCCGATGGCCTGACAGAGTGCGACGATGCCGTCGATGCGTTCGGTGGACTTTGCCTTGCTCGGGTAGATGTTGCCGAACTTGTCCTCGGCGACCGCCACATTGTTCGCACACCACGCAAGCACAGGGTGGCCCGCGTGGCGGATGCGACCGCCCAGCACGTAGTTCTCCAAGGTCTTGGCTGGCGCGCTCATCGCGCGCCCGCCCTGTGGGTATCCTCGCACCTCGACCCCGTCCCCTTGCAGCATATTGGCGAGCATCGCGGCGTTGTGCTTCATGTCCACCGCGAGTTGCCGCACGTTGTATTGCTGGCAGATTTGCAGGATGTCGCGGTGCAGCACCGTGTAGTCGGTGACGTTCCCGTCCGTGGACCTGATATGCCCGTCCCGCAGGAACGCGTCGTACGGCACCTTGTCCCGCTGGATTCGGTCGACGAGGTTCGCCTCTGGAATCCAGAAGAACGGCAGCACGTCGACGGTCTGATCCTCGGGGTCAGGGCAGGCAAGGACGAGGGCCGTGAGGTCAAACGTGCTGGCAAGGTCGAGGCCCGCGTACACCGGGCGGTCGCCGAAGGCCCGCAACGGGATCGAGCCCGCCTCCCAAGACTCCGGCTTGAACCACCGAACGTCGGAGGTCGTCCACGTATTCATCCGGTATCGAAGGAAAGCATTTGTCTTGGTCGGGCTTGCTTCCGCCTCGCGGACGTCGGCGGCGAAGTCCTCGGGCTTGATCGTCACGCCCCACGACGGGTTCGCCTGCGGCCACACGCCGGAGTCCTTCCAGTCGGCCCCCTCCTCCATCTCGTAGATGAGCGGGAAGAATGTCGGGTCGTGTTTCCAGTTTGCGAGCGTCGCCTTGGCGTAGCGGTACTGTTCGTGGCAGATGCTTCGCCGGTCGTAGCCCGCTGTCGAGATCGACACAAGGAGTGGCTGACTCCTCGCCGCGCCGCCGTACCGAAGCGAATCCCATAAACGCCGGTCTTTTTGGCTGTGGAGTTCATCGAACAAAAGCCCGTGGATATTGAGGCCTTCCGCGCGGAACGCGTCGGCTGACAGGACGCGATAGAACGACGCCTCCTTCCGGTAGGCAATCGTTCGGCGGGAGTCGATGACTTCGAGGACGCGGGAGAGTTGTGGCGAGGCTCGCACCATGCTCGCGGCTTCTCTGTAGACGACAGAGGCCTGCTCACGATCCGCAGCCGCCCCATAGACTTCGGCACCGTTTTCTCCATCCATGACAAGCAGATAAAGGCCGATGCCCGCAAGCAGCGTCGACTTGCCAGACTTCTTCGCCGTCGAGATGTAGGCGACGCGGTACCGCCGCGTGTCGTCCGCGACGCGGAGCCAGCCAAACAACTCTGCGATCAACTCCTGCTGCCACGGCAGGAGGTCGAACGGCTTGCCTGCGAACCTCCCCTTC